CGCCTAAGTTTCTCATCCTCAACCTTACCTGCGCGCAGCTGGCGGGCTTCCTCAATCGTTGAGTTAACCAGCCCCTCACCACCCATACCGGCATCGTAGTATTCCAGCCCACGCTGAGCTGCAAGGCTAATGTAGTCAGGCACATCCACCAGCACGCGGGTTTCATCCTCATCCTCTTGCATATCGTCAGCATCACCATTCAGGATTTCCTCAGGCGTGTACGCGTCAATGCCCATACCCTCAGCGGCATCACGCGCCTCCGCGTCATTGTCAACCACTAGCTCAATTTCAGCGCCGTATTGCTCCTGCAGTTTTGAATACTTGTACGCCTTGAAAGCCTCATTGACTGCTGGGTTGCTCTCGCCAAAATCCTGCAGGTAAATCTGGCTGTATGGCACGCCATTGGATTCAAGCCACTTTTCAGTTTCAGCAAGGCGGTCAATGTTGCGGGCGCTTACTACAATCACCTCAGCGGCAAAATCCTGCACGCGTGTTTTAAGCCAGTCAATGTAATCTTGGCGTGGCGTGTCACCGCTCGTGGTAAGCGTGCCGTCAATGTCTGTGATGATGTAGCTCAAGGCAGCGGCTCTGGCTGCACCGTTACCGGCGCGGCACCACTGTGCTTGATTGGTGGCAGCCCTGCAACCTTGGCGCTATCAAGCGGCTCAAAGCCAGCGCGAATCAGCACGCCTGCAGTTTCTGCCTCATCCCGCGTAGAGTCATCGCCAACGATTCCAATATTGAGTGGCTTCCAATGCTCATCACCACCAACTGCAAGGCGTGGCAAGTCCTCGTAGGTGCGCACTTCATCTAGCGTGAGGATGCCATTTTGCAAGGCGAGGGCATAGCTAGCCATTCGCTCAGCCTGTGTGGCACGCAGCAATGCTGCAGTGTTGAATTTAATAAATGTGGTGTCACCAGCAATGAGGCGCTGTAGCCCTGCTTCAACGCGTGAGAGCATTGGCGCTAACCCAAGGGCCAACCAAGCCTGCCCCAATGACTCTTGGCTGTTATAACTTGTGTTGCCACCTGGGTATTGCAAGTAGCCCAAGGGCAAGCCATAAATTCTGGCAACCGATTCCACACCCCAGTGAAGTGTTTCTACAAGCTGAAGGTCAGAAATCTTAACGCTCATTTGCGCGTAGTCTGCGCCGCCGGTCAGCACCGCAACGCGCCAGGCGCGGTCAACACCCTCGTGCCTGCGAGCAAAGCCATCACGCAATGACTGCGCCTGTTCAGCTGTTAACTCCCCTGGCACCTTTACCACACCACCTACGGTGGCGCCCTGCTCATAGAACTTAGCTCCAAACAGTTGCGTGGCGCTGGCAAGCCCAAGGGTTACGCGGTGGTGTTCAATTGGTGAAAGGCCCCTGTGATTCTCGCCAGTTGCAAATAGCGGAATGTGAACAATTGAATCAGTGCCCAGTGTGCTTGTGCCTTCACTTGTAGTGATTTTATAGATAGGCTCACCCTTTTCACCTGTAAGGATTTCACACTTTTGTGGGTCTAGAATTCGTGTTTCAATTACATTGCCTGATGAATCCCTGAGTGCCAGCACGAAAACATTGCCGTCAATCATCAGGCTGGAAATCAAGCGGTGCTTAAAATCAAAGCTGGTGAAGTTTGGGTTATTAGGAATCGGCACATCCATCCAGCGCGGGCGCGCAACTGGAGTGCGCACACCTTCCTGGCGAATGTACGCGCCCCAAGGGAGTGATGCAATCGTGGATGCGTATAGGTTGATTGCTGCCCACACGGCACCAATAGCTGTGGCATTTTCCTGCGTAATGTTTACGCCGGCAGTTTTCTGTGGTAGGTCTGATGGCCACCAAGGCGCAACAATGCGCTGCTCAGTTGCTACTTCACGCCCAAGGATGCGGTCAACAATCCCCATATTTCTCCCTATAGCTCAATGAACTGAACCGCAGCCGCAGCCTTTGGTGCAACCGTAGTTGCTAGTGTACCAGCACGGCTGTGCGCCATAATCGCTGCCACGAATAAGTCTATCTTGCGGTTGCTCTGGCGTGCCTCTTTTCTCACCATCAGCCCATTCCTGCTGAAGTAAGGCGTGGCTGCTGCCGCGTGTCTAGCAAGGCGCGGGTCACCAGTGTGCTTCAGCTCGCCATTCACCACCGCATCATACATTGAACTAGTGGCTGGCACCATACGCGCAGGGCTTTGGCTAAATTCTGTAATGGGCAAGCCCATCTGTAGCCACGCCTCCATTGAGCGCTGCCAGCGGAATGGGTCACAGGTAATTTCATTAACCGTGTATTGCTTGCAAATCTCCAGCATTCGTGCCTCAACTTCCTCAACCGGCACGCGCCAGGATAGGTCAGCATCTAAGGCGCGCTCCCAATGCCCAAGCACAAATAGCGCCTTATCACTGATGCGGCACGCCACAATGGCTGTGCTGTCATTGCTAAAGCTGCCGTCAAACGCCACTACAATGGGGTCATCTTTGCTAAGGCTTAGCGTGGTATCAGCGCACGATTCCCACGCGCCGTTAGGAAGGAAGGCGGTAGCAGTGCTGGTAAAAATATTTAAGCGCTTGGTACGAAACTCAGCCTCAGGGGTGCGGCGCTTTGCGCTGCTCAGGTCATCAAGGCTAAGGATTGGCACCGCGCCAAGCAAGCCTGGGTTGCCGTCAACCCACTTGGCTTCATCAGCGTAGGCATCCTCTGCCGCTTCCCACCACGCCATACCAAGGCTGGCATCATCAGACTCCCCAGCAATCCTGCGCTTGGCAAGTTGATAGAGAGAGTAGGCAATTGAGTCAACCCCAGTGGTGTCAACCTTTTGCCCTGCTGTGGTGATTGCCACAAAGAGCGGGCTGCGCCGTGCGCCCATTGAAAGGCTCAGCACATCAAACAGCTCACGGTTAGGGGCGGCTGCCAATTCGTCATACAGCACCAGTGAGGCATTCAATCCTTCCTTGCTATATGCCTCTGCGCTAATGGCCTTGTATACCGTGCCGGTGCCCTTGAACTCCATTGCATCACGGTAAAGTTTTATCTGCTCACCAAGCTCTGGGCTTAATTCAACCGCCCGCCTTGCGTGGCTAAATACCAGCTTGGCTTGCTCTCGCTCATTTGCTGCACTTAGGATTTCCCCACCCCTGTCACCGTACAAGCCAAAAAAAATTGGTAGCGTAGAAGCAAGGGCGGTTTTTCCATTTTTGCGTGCTACGCCTACTAGGAAAAAGCGGTGAGTAAACGATAGGTCAGCCTTCCTTGAAAGCATATGGCGCAGTAGGTTGCGCTGCCACTCCCTGAACACCAGCGGCTCACCGCTCAGCCCGCCTAGTGAATCCTTGGCAATAGGCACCAATGCCTCAGCAAAGTCAGCTACTACATCCCCAAGGCTGCGCTCTAGGTCAGCAGGGTCAAGCGGGGTCAGCCAGCGGGGTGGCCATCCTTGCCCTGAAGGCGCTGCCTGAACTGCTCTACCTTGCTTACGCTTTCCACCATTGCCAGCCCCAGCTTGGTGCGGTCTGCCGGTGTCAAGCCCAGTTGACTCATCCATTTCCTAATATGCTCCTCTGCGGTTGCCCGCATTCCTACAGCTGGATGTGCGTAAGCATAGCCTTTGTCTGTTTGTAACACTGTCCCCTCTCGCAGAATCTGCGAGCTGAGCGCCGCGTGAAACTCTATGGCTTGCACCAGCATTGTGAGCGCCTCACGGTCACTGGCTGCAATCCAACTGCCAGCGTGGCTGGTGATTCGCTCCCACGCTTGGGTGGCAACAGGGCCTAGCCCCTCAGGTGCCGGTAAATCAGCAGCCCTAGGCAGGGCAACCTGCAGCACATTGGCTGTAGTTTTGTCAGCTCGCAGCGTGCCGCGCTTGCGTTTGATTTCGTTTGGAATGCGTGCAGGCCCTGGCATATCCCCACCACCCTAACCTAACTGTGCGTGCGTGGCACTCGGCGTTGGATTCCCTACCCCCTCGTGCCGCCAGATTCTAACCCCCCTCCCTATAAGAGTCAACGCTTAGCTCTGCGCTGTGCGCGGTTCAGGTCAGGCTGTGCCTTGGCTGGCTTGCGTGCAAGCATCAACTCAGTAAGCGGCTTCCACTTCTGTTCATACACAAGGTCAGCGTCATAGCGCTCAGTTGCTGCACGCACGGCAGCGCGGTCAACCTTCCCTGCCTTGCTCTCCTCATAGGTTTCCTGTAGCGCTTGGTATGTTGCTTCAACATTCGCTATGCCGAAAAAGGAAGTTTGGTATTCATCCCACTCACGCTGCACCTTCACCTTGCGGCTATGCGGCCCAATGAGTTCAGCCTGCGCACTGAAATCGGATACCACGCACGGTGTGCCGGTAGCCATTGACTCAACTACTGGGATGCCAAAGCCCTCACCCATTGAAGTGAGCAGGTGAGCATCAGCAGCTGAATACATCGCAGCAAGCGCGCTGTCAGGGATGCCATTGCGAAAGTGGATGGGGTGCGGATA